CAAAACGTACCCGAAGAAAAACTACCTACAAAGGTGCATCAACCAAGAAAACTTCTGGTCTTGTGCCTAAGACGGATCGTCAGAAAGACCTATTAGATGCACTTAAAGAAAGTAGTCAAGTCTTTATCCTTGGTCCTGCAGGGACTGGTAAAACATATGTTACTGCGACTTATGCTGCCGACCTCTACACGACGAAAGAGATCGACAAAATCGTCATCACAAGGCCGCACGTGGCTGTAGGTAAAGAGTTAGGGTTCCTCAAAGGAGACCTGACTGAGAAGACAATGCCATGGGCCTTGCCTGTGTTAGACGTACTGGAGAAACATCTTGGAAAAGGGACGGTTGAGACAGGGATTAAGAATGGAAACATTGAGATGGCACCTCTTGCACTTATGCGTGGGCGTAGCTTCGATAATGCCTTTATAATTGTCGATGAAACACAAAATATAACGACACACGAACTTAAGATGCTCTTGACAAGGGTAGGGGAAGACACCACTATTGTACTTAATGGTGATATACAACAGTCAGACTTGAAAGAAGCTGATGGCCTGTCTAAAGTTATTCACCTAGCAAAGAAACATATGTTGCCTGTACCAATCATAGAGTTTGGTGTAGACGACATTATACGATCCGACATCTGCGCACAGTGGGTGAAAGTCTTTATGAAGGAGAACCTATGAATGAATGGAGCGAAGCACCAATGATAACACCAATGTCCATAGAGGAACGACAACGATCCAAGGAACGTGATAACGTAAACAATCCTGCACATTATGGTACTGGTGCTATTGAGTGTATTGAGTATATCAAGGACTTCCTGACAGACGAAGAACTAATAGGATACTACCGTGGGAATGTAGCTAAGTATTTACATCGATGGCGATACAAGAATGGTGTAGAAGACCTTAAGAAAGCCCGATGGTATCTAGAAGCACTAATACAACAACAGGAGAAGAAATGACCGTAATAGAAGGTATCCTGCTAATCAGTCTACTAGCCAATGCATATTGCCTACGTAAGATCACAAAAGCAGAGGCCGACATAGAAATGCTGTATGAAGGTACGGCTATGTGTATGACCAAGCTAGGTCTATCGGAAGAGTAGATACAAAAAGACCCCTGAGTCCAACTAAGGATTCAGGGGTTTAGTTTATGCAGAGTATGGATATTCTTATTCTTTACGTCTGAAGAGCTTAAGTAAACCTCTCCCCATTTCAGACGGTGATGGAGCCAACCACCCCAATACTAATAGTATTAATAGCAGAGGGTCTATCTCAGATATGTTTGTCGTACTATTATCTTGATTAACAGTATCTACTGGCCCTTCTGGTTTTATTTCTGGTTTGTTGTAAGTTGTTACACCTACGTTCTGGTTATTCTCTGCACCCAGTTGAGTGTTAGCAGCTACGTTAGTCCCCCCAGTAGGAATTAAGCTAGTTAGACCACAACTACTTAACGCTGACGTTAGTAGAGCTACGATTATCAGCCGACTTACCATTTACATATATCCCAAAGAAACCTGCTCCTGCACCTACGATAACCGACACAAACCCTGCTTGAGCATTTGTAGGGTCAGGTAAGTCCATAAACCATGTTGTCGTTTTATAGAAAGCATAACCATAAAGAGTTATAATTAGTCTAGGCCATATACGCCACTTATCTAGCCACTCTGGTGTTATAGCCATTACTTACCCTTTCATACTATACATGAGTAAACCAAGACCAGCAAAGGATATCAACAACAAGACCCCAGTGATAGTCCAAGTTATGATAGCTTCTTGTATCTCAGCCTTACGATACTCTTGCTCTTTCTTTTGCTTTCTGATCTTAGCTTCTGTACGCACTAGCTCATCCCATGCTGATGGCCCATAGACGAATGAAATATGCTTGCGTAGCTCTTCACGCATGGCCTCTGCCTTACGCTTTGCATTCCAAACTTCCAGAGCTTCTTCCTCTACAGACCCACCTAATGATTTCCACCAAGGTGGGTTATTTGCTTGTTTCTCTGCCTGACCTAAGTCTGACATAGCACCTGCCCATTTGGATAACTGACCGTGCATATCTTGCAAGTCTTTACCAACGGCAATGCCCTTCTTGATAGCATTGAAAGCGACTGTAGCACCACCAATGATCGTAACTGGGTCTAACATTTACCATCCCTTAATAGTCGGGCATAATGACTTCGGGTATTAGTTAGCTCTACTTCTCATCATAGCCTCTACAGACTTACGAATAGAATTTATATTCTCATCAATACGACCTAACATGACAGCTTGTGACTGAGTAAGTTTCTCTAGTTCCATAAGTCGTAGCTCATGTCTAGCTATTTCTCTTGTGTTAGCTTCTACGTTAGAGTCAAGACTAGAGACATACCACACTAAGGCTATTGTCTGCATCAATATTGCTAGGATAAACGAGATAGGAACACTTTTAGATAAGTGCCAAGAATCTTCTCTGTTGTCCATTATAACACCTCGAAATGTGGAGCATCAATAAATGGTCTACGCCCTGCAGAACGACGAATGTCTATGTATTCATTCATCAGGTCTTCTGCAGTTCCATCCCAGTCGTTTAATGCTTTGTGCCATGCAGCACCCCAGCGTAGTGTCACTCCTAGTTCTTTAGCAGCTTTGAGCATTGCATCTGCAATCTCGTCGTACAAGTTTAGTTCCCAACGGATGCCATCACAGTAGGCTGCAAGGTCTACAGCTTTACCTTCTAGGTGCTTAGACTTCATCGTCTGTGATGCACCTTTAGCTACTAGGGCTTCCTGTTCTTCAACAGTACGTAGACCACAGATCACAGAGAAGTCCTGCTCAGAGATTTCAATAGCTCTTTCAACAACAGCAACTAGCCGTGGGTCAACACCTTGTAGTTTCTCTTTACTTCGGTTACCTAAGACATATCCCATTGTTGTTCTCCTTAAGGTGCTACAGGCCAATCCTCATCAGCAAGGTTGGGCCAATTACTATGTGTAGTTATATCACGAAGTGCTTGACGATAGCTAGTCATGGCTGCATCCATAGTAACGTCGGTCAACGCAAAGTAGTCTGTCTCAGCTAAGAGGTCATTCCGCTTTTTGCGATTAGCTTCCGCAGTGGCTGCATCGTTAGCTGTGATTTCATCCGCTGTTAGGTCAACGACAGTGCGTGTCAGCACCCAATCATTGCCATAGATAGGCGTACCCACCAGATCAGTGTTGACCTCATTTGTGATTGGATCAGTCGCATCTTCTTCAGTCATCAAGCGTACAACATTGCGTGTTGGTGTTGTGGCTGTTGTGACCTTCTGTGTCAGCGGGTCATAGTCTGGCATTGCTTCTGTTGTGACAGGGCGCATACCATAACGACGCATGATCTCCAGTGGGATATTGCGTGGGAATGATACGTTTGGATTGTCACGGCGTAGCTGGCCCGTTGAATACGGATACTTGGCTACTGCCCCGTTTGTGATCTTAACGTAAGACATTGTGGTTTTCTCCTTTAGTCTTCTGCTTTAATTGCTATGTAGATGTAGTCCCTTCCAGATATCCCAAAATTACCACTGGCATCAAATCCTGTTGAATTAAAGACTATGTCAGGGCTAGAGTCCGTAAATTCTTGATTACTAGAATCTGCAAGTATATATGCCCCAGCACCTCTTTCATTGTCATACATATGCCAATTACCTGAGGCGTTAGAGCCTTTTGCAATTATAAACTGTGGCTGCCAACCAAGGTCTACGTTTACTGTTGCATCGTTTCCGCTAAAACTACCACACTGTATTAAGTCTTCATTGTGGGCGAATAGGTAGGCTACGTAGGTTTGGCCTGATTCGTTTGTGTTTACATTGCTACCCAAGGTGAAAACGCTGTCGGATGGGATCGTGCTATTCCATAAAGATGTAGAAGAAGCCTCTGCCGAAGTACCGTTTAGACTAATCCAACTGTTCCCCGAATTAGACAAACCCCGATGCCAAACAAACCAACTTTTTGCTGCGCTAGTGCATTTAACTATAAGCGTTCCAACAGTCGTACCTAAGTTATGCGCAATCTCACGACCAGCAACACCATCCCCAGTATAAGTCACCACATCAAAGAACTTAGGGGCTTTGCGGAATGTCCAAGAAACATAATTATCAGGGCTGCCATTTAAACCACCCAGATTTCCCAATACATAACCATCAGAATTGAATGAGCTTATAGAGGCAATATTTTCAGCTTGTGCAGAGGTATCATTTGAAAATAAGAACTTTCCAGCACCCCTTTCTGTATCAATTAAATAATGATAATTAGAATTATTCCTACCTTTTGTCCAAACCAAACCACCATTACCAGCAAGGTCAATACCGTTGGTGATCGTTTGTTCCGCACTTGTACCCGTATAAAGCGTTGTACTAAACACATCTGCTACGGCAACACCCCCAGCACCACTACCCAAGCCCATCATCATTGCTAAGTTGCTCATGCTACTGCATCTCCTGCTTGCTTGGCGTAATACGTTGTGCCGCCATCAGTTGTTACGAATACATATACATCCTTTTCGCCAGCCGCTGGTGCATCTGGGGTTGTGGCTCCTGACCACTTGACTGACGCAGGGTAGGTTATTGTGGCTGGTGTGGATGATGCTGTAGAGTATTGGTAGAAGTTACTGGGGTCTTTCAAGATGTACATTTTTGTACCGTCAGGTTTAAACCTAATACTTGCTGGAAAAGTTGCTTGCGCAGCAACACTGAAGTTTTGAACATAGGATGCACTAGACAAATCCCATGCTGGAGACAAAGCATACTCATTTACATCATCACCTGAGTAACCAATAACAAACATTTTTGTTCCATCGCTGCTGAACTCTACAGCGGTTACTGAGGCCTCTTGTGCAGACGCACTAAAGCTAACACTATCGTATGATGCTGTACTTAAATCCCAAGCTGTACTTAATCCATATTGAAATACAGTATCTTGCTGTTCACCTGATATATACATCTTGGTGCCATCAGGTTTGAAAGTTAATCCATAAGGAGAACCTTCTTGCGATGAGACGTTAAAGCTAACGCTATCATAACTTGCCGTAGATATATCCCATGCGGTGCTTAGGGAGTACTGAAAAACAGAGTTATTACTGTCACCCATTACATACATCTTAGTGCCATCAGGCTTAAAGAACACTTCATAAGGGCTTGTGTCCTGTGACGAAACAGAAAAGACAGTTGTGTAACTAGCTGTAGATAAATCCCAAGCTGTTGACATACTGTACTCATTTATATCATTACCACCGTCACCAGCTATATAAAACTTTGTGCCATCGGGTTTAAAGAACAAGCCTCTTCCCCCGTTATCTTGAGCAGAAAAGCTGAAAGTAACACTGTCGTAAGCAGCATTAGCCAAGTCATACCCAACCGTCACATCCGCACCTGTCACCTCTAACGCAAAGCTGCCAGCAGTGCCTGACGCTGGTGGGTTGCTGAAGGTAAACGTAGTGTTAGCCGATAGCGTCTTGGTGAAGTAGCTGCCCAGCGACATATCCACATCACTAGCTGCTACGGCTGTGCTACTCTGCAAGTACCGCTTGGCACTCAGTCCGTTCTTTATTTTAAATGCTTTATCATTCGCCATGTTTCACATCTCCACTTAGCTGAATGCGTCACCAGACTGCACACCAAAGTATGTTGTGCCGCCATCGTCTGTCGTAATTGTGTATAGGTCTTTCTCACCAGCAGCAGGGCTGTCAGGTGCTGTACCGCCGCCCCACTCTATGTCTGCATCCCATGTGATGGTGATGGCAGTTGAGGAGCCTGTTGTGTATTGATAGACAGTGTCATTACCAGAACCTATTATATACATCTTTGTGCCATCAGGTTTAAAAGACAAACCCTGTGGTGTAGTTTCTTGCGAACTTACAGAAAAGCTGACACTGTCATAAGACATTGTACTAATATCATACGCTGTAGATAGACTATATTGATAAACGGTATCGCTTATTACTCCTAGAACAAAAACTTTTGTCCCATCGCTATTAATTGCACCTGCTCTAGGGTTTGTATCCTGTCCCGAAACACTGCCATTTTTGCTGTCGGCAGTTGCTGTTGACACATCCCAAGCCGTACTTAGTGACCACTGATCTATGCGATCACTCTGATTTTGCACGATATACATTTTTGTTCCGTCAGAACTGAAGAAAAGCCCAAACGCATCAATACCCCCTCCGACAACTTTTGATTTACTATCATAACTTGCGGTGCTGAGATCATAGCCTGTGGTTAATCCGTATTGATAAACGGTATCTGGGTTTGTGCTGCTTACAACAAACATCTTTGTGCCATCAGGCTTAAAGAATATATCATGTGGGTTAGTGGTTTGTGAAGATACAGAGAAATTTTGACTATAGGTTGCTGTACTAATATCGTAAGCAGTACTCAAAGTATACTCATTGATGTCATTACCTGTATCTCCAACAATAAACATCTTAGTACCATCATCATTTAACTGAATGCCAGTCGGGGCAGTATCTTGACTAGATACAGAAAAACTCTTGCTATCATAAGCCGCAACTGAAAGGTCAAATCCATTTACAACCTGCGCCCCCGTCACCTCAACCTGAAACGACTGCACATCACCAGCATTGCTGAAGGTGTACTCTACGTCTGCGCTGGGCGTATCTGTGAAGTAGTTGCCTGTGGATAGATCAAAGCTGCCTGTCGTGACTGTGCTGCCTGTGGAGTATTGGTAGATGGTGTCGTTAGACGCCCCTAATACATACATTTTAGTTCCGTTAGAATTAAAAATTACATCAGTTGGTGACACATCCTGCGATGCCACGCTAAAGGTTGTCGCAAGTATAGTTGCAGTAGAAATGTCATATGCTGTTGATAATGAATATTGATATATAGTGCTAGATGCACCAGTTATTGTAAGGATTGTCCCATTTGAGTTGAAACCAAAACTATTAACGGAACCTGTGCTACTAAGATTTAAACTTTTGTTAGCATAGGAGCCTGTTGATATGTCATTTGCGGTAGACAGTGTGTATTCATAAGCATAAGGCGTAGAACCATCAGTCACCCACAAAGTTAAACCATCACTACTCATTAGTAGATTGTTAGGATTTCCAGCATTGGCAGATACATTTAGAGTTTTACTATCATAACTTGCCGTTGATAAATCCCAAGCTGTAGATAAGCTATATTGCAAAATTGTATCAGTTGAATATTCGCCTATATATAATTTAGTTCCGTCACTACTGAATGTTGATGCTGTTGCTGTTGTTGTCTGTGTCGTTAATGAAAAGCTAACACTATCGTAAGATGCCGTTGATAGGTCATACGCTGTGGACAGGCTGTATTGATAAACTACATCTGTACCATTTAAAACATATAACTTAGTGCCGTCACTTTTAAAGTTAAATGTCTGTGGTGTGGTTGCTTGTGAGGCCACACTAAAGCTAACACTATCATAAGCAGCTACACTCAGGTCATACCCCTGCGTATAACTCCCCCCAGCCGCAGCATCACCCACAGTAACCTTAGTGCTACCACCAACCTCAACAGCATTCTTTACGATGAAATCCTTGTTGTTAGCCATTATGCTGCCCCATCTATTGCTATTGCTGCTTGGTAGGTTGTGCCGCCATCACGGGTGCTGAATGTTAGTACATCTGTTTCATTAGCCGCTGGGCTGTCTGGCGCAGTGCCACCGCCCCACTGTAGGGTGCTGTCGTAGGTTATGGTTGCTGAAGATGCCATGCTATATTGAAAGACTGTATCCTGTGAGTAGCCAACGATATAAAACTTATCACCATCAGGCTTAATATATAAATCTGTTGGTTCACCCTCCTGTGTCCCCACAAGGAAGTTTTGATTGTAGCTCAATGTACTAACGTCCCAAGCCGTGGATAATAAATACTCATTTATAGCATCTGTAGTAACTCTTGACATAGTATAAAGAGCAGTGCCATCTGGCTTAAACATAATACCCGATGTGTTTGGGGTTGCGTCAATAGTTGTACTATTTTGACTATATGTTGCCGTACTTATGTCCCAAGCTGTACTCAAGTTGTATTCAGCGATACTGTCTGTCCCACTAGCAAACTGAACATACATCTTGGTTCCGTCTGTCTTAAAATCTAAACCTGATGGCTCAGAACCCTGAGAGGAAACAGAAAACACTGTAGAATGAGAGGCTGTAGAAACATCCCATGCTGTACTTAAAGAGTACTCATTAACTTCGTGTACATTTTTATCTGTAACATACATCTTAGTACCGTCCGCCTTAAACCTAATAGCCTCTGGCTCTGGGGCCGTTGAGGTAACACTAAAAGATTTACTTGAATAGGATGCCGTGGATACGTCCCAAGCAGTAGATAAATCATACTGGTACACTGTGTCATTTATCGTAGCTAAAACATACATCTTAGTACCTGTATTATCTAAGGCTATGCCAAAAGGATTAGCATTAGATATTTCATTTGTTACGGCATAGGATGCGTTGTCATAAGAAGCTATACTTAAATCAAAGGTATTTGTGTTTGCCCCATCCAACAACAACGTAGCCTGACTAACAGTACCACTATCAGCAGGGTTGCTTAGGCCAATCTGAATGTCAGACGTTGGGGTGATCTCAAAGACTGAGCCAGTGGATAGGTCTAGGGTGGCAACACCCCCCGCAAGACTAACAGTACCCAAGCCCTCATGATATGCTGTGGGCTGGATACCGTTCTTTACTTTGAAGTCTTTATTGTTTGCCATGCTTCACTCTCCACTTGGCTAATGTTTATGCTACTGGTTCAAAAAGGTTTTCTTTAGTCGTAAAGTCTGTACTTGTAGCAGAGGCTGGGGTAGCCAACAGACGTACATTACCACCTGAGACATCTACATCATATGTTGCTAGGGCAGCATTAGTGTTTACTTCACCATACTGTGTAGCAGAGGCTGTAGTCCCATTGTGAACGACAAGAAGTTTAGTGATAGTTCTGTCTGTTCCATCGTCGGCTACAATAGTAAGTTCCATTGCTGTATAATCAGTCGTGCTGTAGGTAGCAATAGATGTCTCTGTAGTTGTCGTTGTAGTTGCTGTTTGACTTGTGAGGCCACCGCCTCCACCACCACCGATAGCTACCCAGTTAGTTGTATCCTCAGATGGGTCTGTCGTAACACCAGAGTGTGTTGTGATAGCCCTGTAAGTCTGGAAGTCAATGGGACTGTATACTACAGCACCAACTGTATAAGATGCCCCTGAGACCCATGCACTAGCTATTTGAGCAGCAGCAGTAGCAGAAGCTGCAGCATTAGTAGCACTCGTAGCTGCACTTGATGCGCTGGAAGATGCAGAAGATGCGTTAGATGCAACAGCAGCAGCTTGTGTCTCTACGTAGTCAGCAAGAGCATTAGCTTCATCACCGAAGTCTGGTAATGCACTAAGGAACGCATCTGCCTCATCAGCAAATACTGTAGGACGGGAACGACTGGGAGCCGTGGGTAGTGTGGTAATTGGTGGATATGCCATATTATGTCAAACCTTCTACTTCTATGGATGCAAACGCATATGCAGGGGTTTCAAGTGTGATGTCAAATCGGCGGTAGAACCCATAGACAAGTGTACCATAAGAAACATCTGTAGACCCCAAGTAAACTACAGGTGTGGCTCTTAGTGCAGAAAGTGTTTTCTGTATCTTCCTTGCATTCTGTGTTTCAAACTGAACATCAAAGTCTACAGTCTGAGAGAAGTTTCTTTCGACAATAATAGCATTACCAAAGTCATCTCTATCTTTAATACTGTAGTCTTCAATACCGATAGATGTACCGTAAACTGTAAGACCAACATCACTCAAGAAACCAAATACAAGTTGTCCTAGTTCTGCTGTTTGACCTACCTCTTCTTGGACAGTTACACTAACAACAGCACCAATATAAGGTGGGATGTCAAGGAATAGGGCTTCCTCTCGTTGTACCTGCTCTTCAAAGAAGTATGTGTACCAGTCTACAATGTTACGGTTATCTAGTAGATCAATGTCAGTATTATAAACTTCACCATCAACACTATCTGTGACAGTTACATTTGCTGAGATACCCTTAAGATTAAGTAAGGCAACAGCAGAAGGGATACTACCATTTGGTGGTGTAAGTGTATATTGAATGCTTGTGGTATTGGTAACAGGGTCACTGATGTATTTGTCAAACGCTTTCCAACGATTGGTAGCACCAATGTTTAACCAGTTTGTACCATCATCTGTCGTAGGATCATTATTCAGGTTACTCCCTATTACACTTTCGTATATACGGTGTGTAGTAGTAGAAATAACCTTATCGCCTATAGCGTAAGTTGTTGCAGAGTCCCACTCAGCGTAATCATTCTCAGCTATGTTAGTTGAAGTTAAAACACTGTCTGTTACGGTAATAGGCTTAATAATATCCATAATTAGACAGTCCTTTCTTGGGGCAGACCTACAGAGTTCCAAGTACGAAGCTGATCACTTGTACGTTTGTTGTATTTAACCATTGCAACATTAGCAGCACGTTGTTCTGCCTTAGTATCAGCAATCTCACGACGAAGTGATTTGATCTCTGCCACAAGTTCTGGATTAGACATCATCTCTCTTGTCTGAGATGCACTGTAGATACGGCTTGGGCCTGTAACTTCAAGCTCTGGGCCATATTCACCAACAAGTCTTGCACCACCCATGTGCATACCACCAGCAGCAAACTTTCTGTAACCACCTGCAACAGGATCGTACTGATAACCTTTAGCTATTGCTAGTTGAATGTGATCAGGTCTTTGACCACCAGAGAACCTGTTTAACATAGCCTGTTCTGAAGCTGATGCAGGAGTAGCTGCACTTATCTTAGCGGCAGTGTCTAGTGACATCTTAGCAGCAGTAGAATTAACATCAGTTACTGCACCAGACTGAGCTACAGCCAACTTTTGTTGAGCTTCAGCAGCCTTAGCAGCAGCAGCAGCTTGAGCCTGTTGAGCAGCGGCAGCAGCGGCTTGAGCAGCGGCCTGTGCTTGTACTGCAGAGGCTAGTGCTGAGATAGCCTCTCCGATAGAAAGTACCGAAGTGTTTAACTCTACGTGATTAGCCTGTGTTTGTTCGTAGGTTGCCATAGCATCACGAACATTCTGCATTGCCTCATCGACAGAAAGCATAGTTGTGTCGATACCCTTAAGAGCATCTATCTGCAGTTTAGCAGCTTCTAGTTGCTCGTCAAGAAGTCTTAGTTGATCTTCACGTTCTCTGTCGGCCTGTTCAATCTGCTCTTGTAGTAGGGCTACAGTCTTTTCATCTGCAGTCATTTGTGCTTCTGCTGCATCCTTGCTCTCTTTAAGAACATTAGATGTAATAGCAAAGTCACGGGCGTAGTCTTCAAATGAACCAAACAACTGTCGTGATGGCTCTGACAACACATCTACTGCAGCTTGTAGTCTTTCTACATCTGACCCACCACCAGCAACATAAGCTCTTGCAGCCTGACGACTTGCAAAAGTAATACCACCGATAGAACGACCAGATAATGCACCAGACAAAATGCTGTATACTTCAGCAGACCTACTTGCGGCTTCATTAGCTGCGTCCAGTCTATCCTCTAGTCCAGAGATAAGTGTATCATACTTTTGGTTGATACTATCCCTACGTGCATCAATAGCACGTTCTAGTCCAGATAAAGCAGCATCTAGGCTTTCGTCTAGTAGTCTCTGTAGTTCACTAGCAGCTTGTTGTACGTTGCGTTCTGCTTCAGCTAAGGCACCGTTTGCAGCACTTAAGTCACGTTCTGCTTGGTTGGCTACAGCACTTGCCTCATTGTAAGCATTTGTTAGTTTCTGTACGGCTATTTGTTGATCTTCTAGTGCATAGATTTGATCCAGAAGGTCTTGGTTTAGTTCGTGTGTAGCTGCACGTTCTTGCTCACGGTAACGAGCAATAAGCTCTTCTTCGTTACCCTGTAGTTGTAGCAACCGTGTTGTTAAGTCATAACGCTGTTGTGCAACCGCAAGCAACTCATTCATCGTAGAGAAATGACCAGTAAGTGAAGCAAAGGCATCACCCATCTTAAGTATTTCTTCGTTGATCTTTTGTAGTTGCTCTTCTTCAGTTAGACCTTTTAGTGATAGCTTAAACTGGTAACTAAAGTTGTTAAAGGCTTCTGCACCAATACCTAAAGTGCCAGCAGCATCAACAATACTCTGTTGCATGTCACCAATAGCTTGAATTAGTGGATCAGCAAGTTCTGCTTCTGCTGCAGTGTAAGTAGTCTTTTTACGACCCTTCAATAGGCCAAACAAGCGACTGCTTTGTGTCTTAGCAAAGGTATCAATAGCTATGTCAAAACCCTCAACAGTAGTTCTTAATCCACTGTCGAGTAGTTTAGTTTTCTTGGTGAATAGACCTATGACTGCAACGACAGCAGCAATGGCAGGTAAAGCAGCACCGATAGTAGCTAAGGGGCCAGCGTTAAGTGCAGTTGCGGATAAAGTTGCACCGTACCCTGAGATACCACCGCCCATGAAACCCTGTACACCAGCCATAAAACCACTACCAAGGGCAGCCGCACCGCCAGCTAAAGAAGCACCTAAAGTACCTGAAGCAAAACTCCCCATACTTGATGCAGCAGCAGAACTACCAAAACCTGCAGCCATACCAGTGGCAATAGGAATTAGTATCCTACGTTTAAGAGCCATAGCAGCCATATCTGCTAGTAACCTGATGAACATATCCTTTATGGAACCTGCAAAGTCTTTAAAGTCCCTTAGTCCACCAGCAAGGAAATCAGAAAAGGCATTAGATACGCTATCGACAGCACTAAGTACTTGATTATCTAAAGCATCAGCAAACTCTTGAGCAGACATCATAGCTTTTTGATAAGCAGTGCGAAGGTCTTTTGTTGCTTCTGTTGCTTTTTTAGTCTCTTTGCGAATTTTTCCTATAGAAA